CTCTCACCGATGGAGCAGACTTAATTCTCCTTGATTCGTTTAAGTTGTGGGCAGAACAGTTACTTGGTTGGTACTACTTTGTTGAGCGAAGTGTTTATGAGCCTCGTCCAGATGGACATGGCGGACAATATGTCCGTAAGATGATCAAAAAACGCCTTATTAATAAACAATATTTGATCGTTGGTCGTGGTGCCGCAAAGTCTATGTATGCCTCAACTATTCAGAGTTATTTTGAGACCGTTGACACATCAACAACTCAACAAATTGCCACAGCACCAACAATGAAGCAAGCTGATGAGGTTTTATCTCCTATTCGCACGGCCATTACGCGCGCAAGAGGCCCTCTGTTTAAGTTCTTAACCGAAGGATCTATCCAAAACACAACCGGATCGAGAGCTAATCGTGTTAAACTTGCCTCAACAAAAAGAGGTATTGAAAATTTCTTAACTGGTTCGCTAATTGAGATTCGACCAATGAGTATTGATAAACTTCAAGGACTTCGCCCTAAGATCGCTACCGTTGATGAGTGGTTGTCTGGTGATATTCGAGAAGACGTTGTCGGTGCCATTGAACAGGGCGCCTCAAAACTTGACGACTATTTAATCATAGCAATTAGTTCAGAAGGTACGGTTCGTAATAGCTCTGGCGATACAATAAAAATGGAATTAATGAACATTCTTAAAGGCGAGTATATCAATCCGCATGTCTCGATTTGGTATTATCGTCTTGATGATGTTACAGAGGTTAATAACCCAGCAATGTGGGTTAAAGCCAATCCAAACATTGGTAAAACCGTTACATATGAAGCGTATCAGCTTGATGTTGAAAGAGCGGAGAATGCTCCTGCCACGCGCAATGATATTTTAGCAAAACGCTTCGGTATTCCAATGGAAGGATACACATATTTCTTTACTTACGAAGAAACTCTTCCACATCGTAAAAGAGATTTCTGGTCCATGCCTTGTGCGCTTGGTGCCGACCTTTCACAAGGAGACGACTTCTGTGCTTTTACTTTTATGTTTCCATTACCTGGTGGCAAATTTGGTGTTAAGACTCGGTGCTATATTTCCTCACTAACTCTTATGAAACTTCCTGGAGCTATGCGTATTAAGTACGATCAGTTCCTTGAGGAAGGTTCTTTGATGGTTTTGGAGTGTACGGTTCTTGATATGATGGATGTTTATGACGATCTTGATAAGTTTATTATTGATTGTCAATATGACGTTCGTTGTTTTGGATTTGACCCATATAATGCTAAGGAATTTGTTACAAGATGGCAATCAGAGAATGGCGAGTATGGCATAAACAAAGTTATACAAGGTGTAAAAACCGAGTCTGTTCCTTTAGGCGAATTAAAGACTCTATCCGAGGAGAGAATGCTTATATTTGATCAAGAACTTATGTCTTTTGCTATGGGTAATGCTATTACTTTGGAAGACACCAATGGTAATCGCAAATTACTTAAGAAGAGATATGACCAAAAGATTGATAGTGTCTCGGCCTTGATGGATGCTTGGATTTCCTATAAACTCAACAAAGATTCATTCGAATAGGAGGATAAAATGGATAATAACCAAAAAGCTCTATCACATTTTGGCGTTCCAGGCATGAGGTGGGGGCAGAGACGACTTACTCGTGCTGTTTCTGCTAATAAAAGAGATGCGTCTGATCTTAGAAAACATGGAATGACAAAGGAAGCGGAAGCGGTCGAAAAGGTTGGGCAAAAACTTCAAGGAAAACTTGATAAAAAAATTAGTAAACAAGCTGCACGTGAAAATTATATTAAAATCGAAAAAACAGCAAGAAAAGAGTACGAATCCGTTGTAGGAAAAACTCGATTAAAAACTGGTAAAGAGTTTGCTGACACTTTTAGTGGCGTAACAGCGGCGATTGGAATATTAGCTTCAGCGGCGGCCCTAACAAAAATGGCAACTGGTAAAAATTATGTAGCTAATATATTTAGAGCAGTTGGCGGCTAATGTGCTAGAAAGGATAAACTATGGATAACAATCAAAAGGCTCTGACGCACTATGGTGTTCCAGGGATGCGATGGGGACAACGAAAAGCAACAGTTAGTGGAAATATTAATCGGGATGCAAAAACTGTTTTAAAATTAAATAAAAAAGCAACTGTCGCCACCTTAAAAAGTATGCGATACTATAAAGATGATAAGCCTAAGATGCAGGCCAATAAGCTTAAATCAAAAATAGCGAGCGCTACATTCAATGAATTTACTAATTCAATACGTACTAAAAAAGGTAAAGCTTATTTAGATTCTGTTATGAATAAGGTTAATGAGAATCGGTATGATTTGAATGATTAAAGAAAGGAGCTTTATGAACAATCAAAAAGCCCTTTCTCACTTCGGAATCCCAGGCATGCATTGGGGTCAAAGAAAAGCGCCAAATACAAAGTTACAAGTTAAAACAAAAGGTATCACTCTTCGATCAGATGGCTCTATGGAGATTGAAAAGGGATGCTCTATGCAGAGACTTGTCCGTAAAAATGGAGACTCTCTTCCATTAAAAGACATTACTTATGCCTCAATTACTGATCATGATAATGCTAAGTATGTAAAGTATATTGGTGGAAAAGGATTCTTTGGTGGCGGGCGTGATACTGTTGTCCAACTTACTGCTCAGCAAAAAATTAAAGCGCCAAGTGTTGATGAGGCTTCAAAAATTACATCAGATCTATTTATTAATAATGCTAAATTTAGGAAAAATTGCACAGACTCAATGGGTCGAACAATTCCAGATAAAGAATTAGCAGCTATCAAAAAAGATCCAAGTGGAAAAGAAGCAAAAATGTGGTACACAACAGTTAATAATGCATTAAATGTGACAAATTCTGGAAGAAAAGATCTAGGAGCAACTAAAAAATAAAGGAGACATAAACAATGAATCAGATTACAACTGAAGAAAAAAAGACGCTCAATCAGGTATCTCAGCAGAGAGATCCGGATGTCAAACTTGGCGACCTTTTGTCTTCACTCATTGGCGAATCCATTAAGACTGGCACACCAGTTAATGCTGTTTCTGCAACGGAGACACTCACTCTTACTGGTGTTGTCATTGATGGCGAAACCGTTAGCATTGGCGACGATGTATATGAATTTGCTGCTGATGCTGCTCAGACGGTTGGAGCCGGAAATATTCCTGTTGATATTGAAGCCAATACTGGTAAAGCTGGCGGAACATTGACGATGGATACGCAGCCACTTTCTGGCAATACTGTTACTATTGGAACAAAAGTATATACGTTTGTTCCGATTGGCACAGATAATGCAGATGGTGAAGTTTCTGTTGGTTTAGATCTGGCAGCCGCAAAAGTCAATCTCGTTGCCGCAATCAATGGTACCGATGGTATCAGTGATCCTCATCCTTTGGTTAGTGCTGCGGAGTTTGTTGGTGATGACTGTGTTATTAGTGCCCTCGTTGGTGGTGCTGCCGGTAATGCGATCGCGACAACTGAAACTTTTAGCGCTGTTACCAACATATTTGCTGCTGTAACACTTCTTCTTGGCACAGATTGTTCCGCTGCAAACGCAATTACTGCTCTTGTTGCGGCCATTACTGCTGATGACACACAGGGGGTTGGCGCTGCTGATGGTGCTGGAGACACGGTTGTTCTTACTTCCGATCTTGGCGGAGTTTCCGCTAATGATATTGAAGTATCTACGACTATGGCAAATGCCTCCTTCGGAGATACAAATCTCAGTGGTGGTGTTGACGGTACAGTTGCTACTGGTATGACACTTCTGGCAGATGCAACATATTTGTACTTTTGCTTGGCCGGAAATACTCTGGCACAGAAGAACTGGCGTCGTATCGCTCTTGGCTCCGCTTTCTAATTTAACTGTAATAAGTTAAATTAATAGTAATCGAAAGGAGCGAGTAAATGCCTGAAACTTTAAGCAATAGACTAAAACACGCATGGAATGTGTTTAGAAGTCGTGACTCGACTGTTGATCGTTCAGCGCTTGGAAACAGTTCCTTTCGACGACCAGATCGAACACGTTTGCACGTAACAAATGAGAGATCGGTTATTATTTCTGTATATAACAGAATAGCTCTTGATGCGTCAGCAGTAAACATTCAACACGTTCGATTGGACGACAACGGTCGGTTTTTTGAGACTATTGACTCTGGATTAAATGGTATTCTTACACAAGAAGCCAACATCGACCAGACGCATAGAGCTTTTATTCAGGACATCGTTATGTCAATGTTTGATGATGGAACCGTTGCTGTCGTACCAGTAGATACTGATAAGGATACTGACTCTGATGTCGCTGGATCTTTTGATATTGATTCGGTACGGACTGGTCGCATTCTTGAATGGTTTCCAAGGCACGTTCGAGTCAAGGTTTATAATGATAAAACTGGTATTCCGGAAGATCTTACTCTTCCAAAAAGCAGTGTTGCTATTATCGAAAATCCATTATATGCAGTAATGAACGAGCCGAATGGTACTTTGAAAAGACTAATTCGGAAACTCGCTATTCTCGACGCAATCGATGAGCAAAGTGGTGCTGGCAAATTGGATTTAATTATTCAATTACCTTACGTTATTAAGACACCTGCTCGAAAAGAACAGGCTGAAGAACGTCGAAAAGACATCGAGGTTCAACTTTCAGGGTCAAAATATGGCATTGCTTATACTGATGGAACAGAAAAGATAACTCAATTGAATCGTCCAGCAGAAAACAACCTTATGAAACAAATCGAATATCTAACGAGTATGCTTTACAGCCAGTTAGGATTGACCGAGGAAGTTTTTAATGGTAAAGCTGATGAGGCGACGATGTTAAATTATCATAATCGTACGGTTACACCAATTATAATGGCCATAATCGATGAGTTTAAACGGAAATTCTTAACAAAAACCGCTAGAACTCAAAAACAATCAATTATGTATTTTAAAGATGCATTTGGTCTTGTCCCGATTTCTAGTCTTGCGGATGTTGCTGATAAATTTACCAGAAACGAGATTCTATCTCCGAACGAAGTCAGATCTATTATTGGATACAAACCCGATAAGAATCCAAAATCTGATGAACTTAAGAATAGAAATATCGGTGCTCCAACATCAACACCAGTAGTTCAAGGACAGGCCCCTGCACCTATTTCCGCATCAACAAACTAGAAAAGGAGAACTATCAAATGAAAATTCCGAAGTTTGATTTTAGTGGTTATGCTACTAAAAGTGGGCTGAAGTGCACCGATGGCCGAGTGATTTTGAAAGACGCTTTCAAACACCAAGACGGGGCGACAGTACCGCTGGTTTGGCAGCATCTTCATAACGAACCAGGTAATATTCTTGGTCATGCCATTCTCGAAAATCGAGACGATGGTGTATATTGTTATGGTATATTCAATAACTCAGCATCGGCGAAAGAAGCAAAGGAACTTGTCGCTCATGGCGATATTTCCTCGCTCTCAATCTATGCAAATCAACTCCAAGAACAAGCCAAAAAAGTCATGCATGGTGCAATTCGTGAGGTTAGCCTTGTTCTCTCCGGAGCAAACCCTGGAGCGACAATTGATAATCTGAGCTTTGCTCATACGGATGGTACCATGGATCAGTCTGATGACGAAGTCATTATCCGTATGGGTCTCGAACTTAGTCATGCTGATGGTGGAGAAGAAGATACCAGAACAATCGCTGAGGTCTTTGAGGAATTTACAGAAGACCAGAAGACCGTTGTTCATGCGCTTATTGGTCAGGCTCTGATTGATCAAGAAGCAGAACTTTCTGGTAAGAAAACTGTGACACATGCCGATGCTAAAAAGACATCCGATGATTCCACAGTGCAAGATGTCTTCGACGCTATGACAGAAGAACAGAAAAATGTTGTTTACTTTATGATTGGTGCCGCATTGGAAGATGCTGGTGTTGATGATGAAGAAGGTTCTGCTAAGCATTCAAATGATAATACAGAAGGAGATTCTACAATGAAACATAATGTTTTCGATCAGTCCACTCAGCCCTCCTCATCGAAGGTTCTGACCCATGATCAACTGAATGAGATCGTTACCGATGCCAAGAGGCTTGGTTCCTTGAAGGAAAGCTTCCTCCAGCATGCCGTTGATTACGGCTTTGATCCGATCGATGTTCTGTTTCCTGATGCCAAAGATGTTACCGGCGGTGCTCCGATTACCATTCAGCGTGATCAGACCTGGGTTGACGATGTCCTGGCT